TGTGGCGGCCCCAGAATATCGGGGTTTTGCAGGCGGTGGATCCTGTGTCCGGAGTACTTCGCAATGTCCCGATGAACAAATGGGCATTGGTTGTACGGAAGGGTTTGATCCCGTTGGCCGGACAGGCCTACGCTATCGGTACAATTCGTACCGAGATGATCATTCCGGCCGGAGTCGATCTTGCTGACCCGGTGTCCCTGGCCAGCTTCATGTCGTTTGCGAACGGGCTCGGCTTCGCAGCCGCGTCCGGTATTACTGACACCCTCAAAACCGGTACCATGTGAATGGTTTGCCGAGCCTGCAAACTAGTGTCGTGAGACACGGGTCTAAAGGCGGAGCTACCGGTCCTGTTGGTGTACGCAAGCGCACCCGTGTCAAGGGTGCAAAAGCCCGTAAGGGCAGACATGCCGCGATAAGCGGTGATCGATTTGCGCGACTCGTCCCTACAATTGACGAGATCGACGCGCTGCTGTCAAGTGATCTCGGCGTTCATACGTACGGTTTCCTTCCTAGGGATCCGTGGCTTAATGAGACGCTGAGCACCCGGCAAGTCGCGGCGCAATACATGCTAGTCAAATCGACGAGCAAATATTGTCCCGGTTTCTCCACGACACCAGAGGCAGATTCTATTGCCTATGACAAGTGGCACGCCAGTAACAAGGCGTGTGCTGAGTGGTCCTTAATCACACCAAATGATTACGACAGTGACCTTCTCCTTGGTCATTTCCGGAATGCTTTCAATAAGCATCTTCGGAACGTCGTAGATGGGTATAGAAACCCCGTCCATGCCTGCTTTGACGAGGGGCGTGTTGGTTCTGGTTCCACCATTTTATCCGGTGGTACCTCCCTATATGAGAAGATGTTCGCATCGACTCTGTCTGTAGGGGGTGAGTATAAGGAAGCGCTTGCCAAATCCTACGGGATTTGGACCCAGGGAAATCCCGGCTGGAATGATGCCGCGAGGCATTCGTTCGCATTGCACGGTATCTCTGCAAGTACAAGCAGTAGGGCAACACCTGTGCCTAAAACGTGGTCTGTATCACGTCTAGTCTTCTCTCAACCTACTCTGAATTGTTTCTTTCAGTTAGGTTTTCAGGAGATACTGCGTCTTTACCTTAAACGCAGGCTAGGAATCGATCTTAGGACCCAAGCCGATGTTAATCGGCATATGGCCTATGAGGGCTCTCTTAACAGGAGCCTATGTACTATCGATCTTCGCGACGCTAGCGATCGCATCCCGCTCAAGATGGTAGAATGGGCGCTTGACAGCGATATCTTTGAATTTCTTAAGATATCACGGTCAACTCACATTTCCATCGAAGGGCGTACCCACGAGATGCAGATGCTTTCTGAGCAGGGTAACGGCTGGACTTTTCCAATCCAGACGTTACTCTTCTCCTCAGTGATACAGGCGGTCTATGAGGTAAAGGGCGAGCCCTTTTTACGCTCAAATGACCTTCGCCAATCACGCGGCCTTCAATGGTCCGTCTTTGGGGACGACATCATCGTGCCAAACTTTATGTTTGACACGGTGCTTAAGCTCCTGAGATTGATTGGCGGCACACCCAACGAGGACAAGTCTTTTAAGGACGAGTTCTTTAGGGAGAGCTGTGGTGAAGATTACTACCGCGGGGTCAACATTAGACCCGCGTATGTTCGTGATTTATCTACAGTTCAAGCACGTTACGTTGCTTACAACCGGTTGAAAGACTGGTCTGTGAGAAACAGCATACCGCTGCATACCACCCTCGCCCGTCTACTCTTAAGTGTGCCCTTTTATCAGGTACCCCTCTGGGAGAATGACGACGCTGGTGTTAAGTGTGCTGTTAATGATATACGTGATGAGTCCTCGGTCCGAAAAACAGCGAGCGGATGGGTATATACTAAATACGCCCCTCTTACTCGCGGTCATAAGGTCGATGACGTCGCGTGCATCATTACGATTTGCGAAAGGCAGCGCAATGGAGTCTTTAAACCAGTGCGTAAGCCATTGTGGTACAACCCTTACGGGATACTGCAGTGTGCCTTAAGCGGGTCGCTACGTAATAGCGAAATCGGCTTCCGTGAAAAGGAAGTCGCCTACGCAAAGGCTAGG